GTAATACTATAGATTGTAGGTTTAGCACCGGAAGCGCCTATTGACTTGCCCAATAAGCCAGTTCTGATATATTTACTGCCTTCAGGTTTAGGCGGATAAGGCGGCACGTTTTCCCACAACACGCGCATTGACTTATCCATCAATGACCTCATGGTGGAATTGACCTTAGCAGGTATTGTCTCAAACCTGCGTAAGGCCTCCGCTAATCCGTCAATCTTGATCGTTACTGGCATGAGTGTCCTTAGGCATAGACTTCAAGTCGATCATCTTGTTTATTTTCTTCCCATTGTTCAGGGTCAGTAAATGTTTCTGAATAATTAATAAATATCACTGTATTGCCGAACTTTGCATAAACACCATACTTGGTTTTTTTTACTATTTTGCCTTCTTCGGTTGGCAGAAGGTATAACATTTCAGTCATTTGTATTTTTATCTTTTATTGGTTTGTAATACAGCCCTTTATCATCGCCCCTGCTCTTTTCGTGTTTATCTTTGCCAAGTATTATTTCAACAGGTATGCCGTCTGGGTATGCTTCGCAAACACTTTTATCTTTCACATTTCTGTTGAATCTAACACAAGTCAAACAACTTGGAAATCTTATTGTCATTTTCTTATCAGCCTTTCTAATATTTGTCTGGCAAGTTTGATATCTCTATCTCCAATATTATTAATAACAACTGTAAAACATTCCGCAATTAGTTCATAAGGATCAGACGCCGCATATCTTGAAATACTGCCTGACATAAATCTTGCAAAATGGTCAAAAATATTAATTATGCTTTCATCTGTATATTGCTCTGAGTATATATGCCCTAATTCGTGCGATACAATTTCGCCAAAATTTCTGCCAGCAATAACCCATTGATTATGTGAATCGAGTATTCGTTTTTCTGTCATTAATTTATTTATTTTAATAACACCAGTGTCATCATCAAATATAGTTGTTAGGGCTCCGGTATCTTTATCCTCTTCATCAAAATCCCCCTTATAAATACCTCTTAATTTTATATTATATTGTTCTGTTTTATTAAGAAGTTCAATTATTTCTCGCTTTTCATTATCTGTGAATGTATTCCACCCTTCACTGGCATAATCTTGCACTCCTATTTTCCCTTTATCTACAAGATAATTCTGTATGTCTAATGGTAATTCGCCCTCAATCCCCAGCGATTGTCTTATTTCTTCTTCAAGGTTGCTAATATCAACTATGGGCTGTGCCCAGCACCGGCAATTGACGTGCGCCGGTATCAGCTCATGCAATTGGTTTAGTGGATAAGGACTGCCTTGATTGCCCTCTAAACAACGCTTGCAAACCTTTTCATCTTCTGATGTCATCCATTGAAATTGCTTTACATCCCCAGCTTGCTCCCAAGCCATTTGATTACCCATAGCGTGCAAGCGTGTAACTTCTGTCACGGCAATGCGAGAAGCACGTAACTTTGAAAACATACCACCCTGATCCGCACTCATTGCTTTTATAAGTGTTGATAATGGATCGCCTGATAACTGCCATTGTGTAATCTGCTCTTCTACATACTTTCGGCTGGTCTGCTCAATCTTGCTAAGCCATTGGTCACGATACGTTCTACCCCAGCGTGCTAATTGCATATTCAAATCATCAATATCAGTTCTTTCACCACTATCAGGCAATAAATTCAATCCACCATAAGCACCATGCAAAATAATACCAACAAAGTCCTGGCCAAGCTCATCCCACATCTTAGATAATTCGTCTTCCCAAAATGAAGGCTGCATCGCTTTGAACTCTTTTTTTAGCTCTTTGACAATGCGCTCCAACTGGCCAGCAAGAAATTCACGCAAACGCAATTCAAGCCTGCGTTCATCCCTGCGCCTCACATCATCATCAGGCGCTTCACCCACCTTGTAGGTATAGACTTCGGCGATCCACCTGGCATCACCGCGTAAGTGCTGTTTCACGTCCGGATAGCGCTTTACAGACTCACGCAAGGCATCCAGTATCAATTCCTTCACTTTCGTAACTTCTGGCGGTGGTTGTGCTGGTCCGGCCGGCATTATGCCTCGATCCTTTCTACTGCCTTATTCAAGGCTTCAGCAAGTAATAGAATAGCATCGTCATCCCTTCCGCTCATCTGAAATGCCTGCTCAATATCATCGCGTGACTTGCAGTAAGGCAAGCGCTTGCGGATATCACTCGCCACCGTTTCGGGTAGCTCTTTGCATACCCAGGCGAAGTTCAGATCATCCCCACGCTTCAGCTTGCGGAAAGCCAAATCCTGCCAGTTCTCCAGTTCGCGTAACTGCGGTAAGGTAAGCATAACGGGCTCGGCTGACTTCATCTCAGGCTCTTTTGATTCTGCTTCTTCCTGGCGCTGTTGCTGTGCTGTTTGTGCATCTGGTTTAGGTGCAATCGGATTCTCAATCTGCAATCGCTCAGACTTCGGGACCCATCCTTCATCAAGCGTTTCAAACTCAACGTCAGGCGGTAAGTCAAGCCCAAGCATTTGCGCAGCAATAGAAGGGCGCATCCCTGAATTGACGTAAAGCGTGTACGCATAAGCGCGTTTTTTCTCTTCCTCTTGCCCGTGTTCCGACCCTTCTGGTCTGAACTCAAAACGCAAGCCCATCGGCTCGAATATCTGCTCATTCAGGCTTGACGCAATATTATGCGAATCAGGCACGATCTTATCCCTGAACCACATCTCATACTCGGTCTGTGCTGTGGCATAGTTAGCGGAGTTGGCAAGCAGTAAAGACAAAGGCATCCCAGCAGCCATAGCAATATCAGCAAGCTTCTCATCGTGAAGCGCTGAATTATTGAGGTGGTCAATCCCTTCGCCAATAATTTTTACATCCATCGTGTCTGCGCTGATAACCTTGCCAGTGTACTTATACCAGCCATGCACGATCTTATCCCACACACTCTCAATCTTTTCACGCTCGGCAGGGGTGGGTACGCCAGCCACGCTAAGCAGGGCAGGCTTTACGCCTCCACGCTGGAAGAAGTTCTGAATGTAATAATCGGCATAGAACAGAACCCCAGCTGCCGCCATCAAGGCTCTAAACTCGGTATGCTTCGAAGGCAGTAACTCGGTGGTGTGATCAAGTTTGAACATGTAAAGGATGCGGTTATCCTCAACGGGGTAGAAGACTGATTCACTGCCTAACTGCCGCCTGAATCCCTTCAAGCCAGTCCGATCCGCTTCAGGTGTGATGGTAGTTGGGACAAGATAGCGCAGGTTCGTGACCTTGCGCCTGTTAGCCAGCCCTTCCATAAAACCGTATGCGCTGTTGGTCATGAACAGTGATAAACGCCACAAGCGCAATAGCTCACGCGGATTCTTCATAAAGCCAAGTTTGTTCTGCCAATCATCGCTGACATCAAATTCCTGATTACCCTTCAGAATAGCGAAGGGTAAGTTAGACAAAGCATCTGCGGTCAGATTAGCACAGCGATAAACGGCCGCTACCCTCGAATAAAGGTCAATGTCTTTTGTTTCAGGCGCACCCGTTATCCACTCCCAAGCGGAATCAGGATATTGCGGGAGGTCAATTCCTTTCAAAGTCCTTCCATCTGTGATATAGTGTTTTGATTCAGGCATAACTCTCCCAATTATTCATAAGAACTAAAATACCAGTTTCCGCCCGATAACGCACTCCAGGCAATCGCTAAACTCATAACCGTATCATCGTGCATGCCAGAAGGCGCACTGTAGCTAAATCCACCTGACGGCGAACGCTTGCTCTCAAAAGATAGAAGCTCGCCAACTAACACCGGGTCGTTTATTATCCTGATTTCACCATGCTCAAAGGCCGATTGCAAAGCCTGGATGATTGCCTGCTTCGTGGCACTCGTGGTCGTGAAGGGGATGATAGATAACCCCTTGCTGTACAGGTGGTCGATAACAGGTTGCCCGATACTGTTAGATTCAACCTTCATCGTGTCCAGGTGCCAGCGCCTGTAAATCGCTTCGAGCCTGTCCTCTAACGTGGCATAATCCACCCTGTTGAAACGATCCATGAAGACCATGTTTTTATTCTTCACATCCATCACGGTTAC